CTAATCAAAAGCAGACATGGCCATTTGTTTTCGTTCAGAATATAGATGCCCGTATGTATCTGCAGTTTCCGAAATGTTTTCGTGTCGCATTAGTTCCTTTACTAAGTATATGTCTGTGCCCTTATTAATAAGATGAGCAGCATAACTATGCCGTAAATCATGGACACGTAGTTCTGGAAATACTTCTTTATACTTTTTGTTATAATGAGAATAATGATAGGGCGTGAGCCCGCCAAACACAAATAATTCCTCATTGAATCCGTATATTTTTTCTTCGGATTCTTTTTTTATTCTCTGAAGCATTTCAGTAACAAATTTGGGATAAGGGACAAAACCTTCACTTGCAGGAGTCTTGGGCGGCCCTAACTGCCGTTTATTATCTAATGTAGAATCAACATATAGCTGGTTTTCAGATAAATGAACATTCTTCCATTTGAGTGCTAATGCTTCACCGACTCGCAACCCTGTATAAAAAATAAGAATTGTCATTTCTTTGTATAAATTACAATTAAGTTTTTCAACTCTCAAATCAAACTCTTCTCTTTTAATAAACGCGATTTTTGGCTTTGTTCTTTTGATGGGTTCAACTTTCAAAGTTGGATCAACCTTTAAATTAAAAAACTTGACTGCGTGGTTAATTAAAACTTTGAAATTGCTGTATACGGTTCTTGCACTATTAAGGGATTCAAAATGTTGTTCAAGTTGATTTTTAAAGGCAATAACATGTTGCACATTAATATCTTTTAATTTCATATTGCCAAAGATCGGCTGTATATGCTTATTATATTCGTTCCGCCGTCGTCTAATTGTTTTATCTTTATAGGTTTTATAAGAAATATTATGTTCAAACACTTCATCAAAAGTTACATTATCAGTAAACGCATCTTTGACACTAGCTAAAAATTCCGCCTCGGCTAACTTTGCCTCGCTTTTTTTCTTAAACCCACGCTTTAGTTTTTGTTTCCGTTGTCCAAACACATCCTTATATCTAGTCTTGAAAAAGTAAGTTCCTCTTTCCGGGTCTTTATAAACAGGCATCATCTTCCCTCACTTTTATTCATTTCTTAGACGTAATAATATGACATTATACCACGAAAAATTGACTTATAGTACGATTATTATGATTAGATATAATATTTAGCGATAAAAAAAGGTCATATATTTCAGGATGATGTATTGATAAACGTTTTCATCTAAAATTTATAAGAAAAAATCGTCATATATATCAACTTTATGGTATAATCTAATTAGATATTGAATTATTTCACTTGTCTAAAAAAACAAAAAATAGTTTGTTTCGGCATGGTTCGACAATATGTTTCTTCATTTTATGTTAAATTTTTATGAAAATGGTGATTTGATGAACAAACAGTTTGATTTGCGAGACCATCTAAAAAAACTCATTGCAGACTCCCCTTTGAGCCAAAACGAGATTGCTAATCACTTAGGAATAAGCTCCAGTTATATAAGCAAATTTCTAAACAACAAACAGGAGATTGCTTTTTGGATGCTGCATAAATTAGTGACTTATTTGGACAAAGACAATGAACTGTTTCTCATGTCGCATTTTTGTGAATCAATGAAAAGGAAAGAAAACCTTAGAGTTGGACTAGAATATTCGCATAGTAAACATTTGAAAAGTCTAACGCAAAAACTTATTAAAGTTTGTTCTAATGATAAAAATGAGGAAAATAAAGAATGGGCCTATGTATATGAGTGGCAACTTATGTCTAAAAAAAATGTATTCTACAGTGAAGAAGATTATTTAAAGAACTTAAAAGGGCTTAAAACAAAAACAGACGAAATGAAGGCACTCCTAACAATCTTAGAGATGTATTGTTTTTTCTTTAATGAAAAATATGAATTGGCCTTGTATCATGTCAACCAGGCTAAGAACCTTTTAAAAGATGTATCTGATCCATTTGTTAAGAGTTCATTTACAGCTAGATTAAATGAAGCATTATGCTATATTTATTTGAAACTAGAAAATAACGTATGTAAAGCAAGAGAAACTGCTTTTGAATTAATAGACTTGAATTTAGGGCCGAATTATCTAATAACTGGATATTTCATTTTAGGTTTATCTTATATAAAAGAATCCCTTACAAAAACCGAATTCTATTATAAAAAGGTATTAGAAATAAGCGAACAAACCGGAAGAACTGCATTGATTACAGATACGAAAGAGCAGTTATATTTAGCTCGTTTGTATTGGAAGAAAGAAATAGATTTAGAATGGTTTACTAATGAGTTTTTTGAAGCTTACACATATAAAAAATCACTTGATGAATTTTATGATAATCCCAGATATTTGCCGTACATTTTGCTTTTTGAAGGGATAACGGAGAAAAACAAAGAAAAACTCTTTATGTCGAGAGAGTATTTTTTAAAGCAAAAAGACATGTTTAGAGCCAGTATCCCTAAATTTGAATTAGAGAAATTGGGATTGAAATTTAGAAAAATTAAAGGAGGTGAATATGTATGAAGAAGCTGCTTATTTTATGCTTATTAATGATTGGCTTTGTCTGTTACCCAATCATTAAAAACGTAGGGGTAATGAAACTTGCTGATCCAGCAATAGGGATGTTTATAAATCCCTCTATTTATTTTTTAACAGATCATGAAAGTGCCGATCCGGCAATAGGGATGAGCATTAAAAATAATATGAGTATCTAAAAAAGACGGTGCCAAATAAAAGGCAACGTCTTTCGTACTTTTGAGAACTATTTCCTATTTTGGAAAAATGCCGAATTAGGAAATAGTTCGCGATTTGTTTATTTTTTCTTGCCAATAAATTATAATAAAGAATACAGAATCGAACATAGGTTCGTTCAGGGGGTCAATACATTGGGAATTAACATCGAGAAATTTGTTGAAGAATTAACCAAACTGTTAGAAAAAAACTCTAATCATCATGAGAATCAGGATCATTCTTTGAAATCCGATAGGCTTTTAGTACACGAATCATAAATTTTAATTCATCATCTGTAATTTCTTTATCGTCTAATTTGAAAAAATTAAACTTCTCTTTAACATTTTCGAGGGAAAGGTCAGGCTCAAAAATTAATTCTTTTTCTGTTTCAGAAAAATTATTTAATTCGGATTCATCAATAAAGAAGTAAGAACGGTCAACATTGAAAAAATCAGCAAATTTATTGAGTAATGTCAATGAAGGGGGCTGCCCTTTTTCAATCTTCGACAAATAACTATCGGTAATGTTTAATTTTTCTGCAACAGACTTTTGAGTTAAACCTTTCTCTTTTCTCAATTTTTTTATCTTTTCACCAACTAAATTGTTCACTCTGTTTCACCTACTTTTATCAAAAAAAGTCAATAATGATAGCACTTAACACTTTCCTTATATATTTTTATTATATCATGCCAATTTGACAAATAGTTAAAAAATATAATTATCCACTTGCCAGATTTTATTTAAGGTGTTATATTTTATTCATCGTCATATATGTCAAGTTTGTTGGAGGTGCATTATTCTGTGTAAGAAAACAACAGGCGAAATTATTAAAGAGAAGCGAAAAAAGGCAAAGCTAACTCAAAAGAAACTTGCTGATATGCTAGGGGTTTCTGACTCTTATATAAGCAAAATAGAAAAAGGTAAATCTTTGCCTAGCTTGAAATTCTTAAATAATTTAGCTGATAAGTTAAACGTATCAATCAAGTATTTTTTTTGAGGTTTAACCGTCATATTTGTCAATGTGATTGATTCTTTTGACGAAAGTAGGTGCCCATATGAAAAATTATTATAACTCTCATGACGTAAAAAGACTCTTGAATTTAAACTCGTTACGAACTGCCCAGCTAAGAGTTAAAACAATGAATGATGATTTAAAAGCAATGGGCTATTGGGTAGAAAGAGGAAAGGTTCCAATTAAGTTTTTCCATGAGAAATACCCTTATGTTGAGTTACCTGAAAAGGAGTCCAAATATCTTTCCAGTGCTATTTAAATATAGAGCAAGGAGGACAATATGTATTTAATTAGTCAAGTATGGTCGAAAGCTAAATTCCATACGGTTATAAGTGAATCAGAATCATTTCATCAAAAAGCTTTATGTAAGTTAGAGGCACAGGGCGGCAAAGTGGTTCGAACCGAAAGGATAGATAATACATTAGGTTCAGTAATCGTCAATGGCAAGAGATCAGTTTGGCCTTTAACTAAGTCAGAAGGTGCTGGTCCGGATGTCTGAAGTCAAATTCGTAAAGCTCAGCACCCAAATGTTCGATGACGAAAAGATTAAGCTCATTGAGCAGATGCCCGAAGCAGACACTTTATTAATTATATGGGTTAAGTTGCTTGCTCAAGCAGGTAAAACAAATGCTTCAGGTTATATCTTTCTTAGTGAAAATGTTCCGTACACAGATGAAATGCTTGCAGCTATTTTTTCGCGTCCGATTGGCGTTGTAAGAATGGCTTTGGAAACATTTAGACGCTTCGGAATGATTGAAATTGATGATCAAAATTATATAAGTATCTGTAATTGGGAGAAACATCAAAATGTAGATGCGCTGAACAAAATTCGTGAAGATACTCGCAAAAGAGTTGCGAAATATCGAGAAAAACAAAAAGCTTTAAAACTTTCGCAACCGAGTAACGTTACAGGTAACGTTACAGTAACTAAATGTAACGAACAAGAAGAAGAAGTAAGAAGTAAGAAGAAAGAATTAAAAGATATATTATCTGATAAACCAGATGACGCATCTTCTTCAAAAAAAGAAAAAGAGGAGATTCCTTACAAACTGATCATTGATCTGCTGAACAAAGTAGCAGGTACACGATACCGTCATACTACTGACAAAACAAGAAAACTTATAAAGAAACTCTGGAAAGACGGTTTTCGTTTTGAAGATTTTAAACACGTCATCCTAGTGAAAACAGAGGAATGGCTTAATGACCCTGCTATGAATAAGTTTCTCCGGCCTGAAACATTGTTCGGAACCAAGTTTGAATCTTACCTTAACCAAAAAGGAGGCTTATCACATGGAGGATATCACAAAGGAGCAAGCAGCCGCGGTCAAGGGCGAAATATCTCGGAGGATGACATTCCTTACTGATGAGGATGGGAATCCTGTCTGCTGTGACAAACATACAAGGATTATCGGTGGCGAAGAAAAGCCTTATCCAGTTCAACTGATGCAGCTGCGAGACGGCTCAGTAAAATGCCCAATGTGCGAAAGGGAGCAGCGCAATAAGGAGATCGAACAAGAAGCTGAGGCGTGGCGCCGGCAGGTAGAGAGAAAGGTTCTTTCTACACATTCACTAATCGCTGATCCAACTCTGACAAAGGCAACATTTGAAAACTTTCACTGTTATAACAATGAGGATGCACAGAACAAACGCCGAATGCTTGAACTGGTTGACCAGATCAAAGAGGGCGTAATCATGAACATTTTTTTAACTGGCGAGTCAAATGCCGGGAAGAGTCACTTGGCAATATCAGCTCTTAAAGAACTGAACAAAAAGAGTGCAGAAGAGTATGCAAAATCAGCTCTTTTTGTTAATAGTGACGCACTCATGCGGCGTATTAAAAATTCTTTCAAAGATGATTCTGAAAAGCTTACGGAGTCTAAGGCAATCGAGCTGCTTACAAGAGTGGATTACCTTGTCATCGATGACTTAGGGAGCGAAGTAGGCGACACAGATAATGAAAATAGGGCGGCACCTGATTTCATTTCAAGGGTTTGGTATGGAGTCTCTACTGGCAGACAAGGCAAGGTGACCATAGTGACAACAAATCTTACCGGCGTTGCTTTAGCAAAGCTTTATGACAGGAAAACAGTTAACCGCCTCACAGCCCATCTTGAACAAATTGATTTTGTCGAGAAGCAAAAGAACAAAGGGCGTAAGACACCGGCTTTGCCGATTTAAGGGGGTGAGATAAGTGGTACAAGCAGTGATGCCCGGCGTTTGGGAGCTCAAGCCAGAACGGAAGCTTACTGACGCTGAACGCAAAAAAGAGATTAATAAATTGATTGCTCTCATTGATCAGAAAATTGCTGACTATCAAAACTTTAGGAGGAATGCAGTTTGAAACACGGTAAACGCCCAACACGCGCGCAAAAGGACATTATCAAGCAAAACGGTTTAAATCCAAACAACTGGCTGGTTTCTAAAAACCTGCAGCATGAACAGAGATTGATCATTGTTCATCGGTATACCGGAACGGTAAGGAAGTGTTTGGCATGAGCGTTGCGGTTCTTGCTGATCGGTTAGAAATCGCATTGACTGATCTTAATTTTGAATGGTCATTGGTGCAAATGCGTCAAGTTGTTGATTACTGGTATGACGGCAAATCCATTTATGACATGGCCGAACTGCTGAATAGAAAGCCGGATGAAATCATTTTGCTCATTGTTGACTTTGCAAGAGGCCGCGTGCTCCCGCCACGTCCTTATGGTTTAAATGCAAATAAACGAATTTCAATCAAGAGAACGCACCTGAAAGGTAAAAAAGATAATCTGCGGCGGTTCGTGCAGGATAGCCCGGTGTATATACCATTCATTGAAAAAAACTTTGTCTGGAATGATTCGGAGATCAAGCGGTTTCGTGAAATGTGGGAAGCCAATGAGTCTATTATCTGTATTTCAGAGGAGCTTAATAGAGACATAGACGAAGTGCTGTTCCTCGTTATGGATCAAGCCAGCAGGGACTTCATTCAGCCACGAATGAACGGGCTTCTCGGAAAGGATGCGACAGAACATGATCTTATCAGGCAGCGCCTTCCCATTTGAGAAAGCAACCATTCACCAACTCATGGTCATCGTGCGGTATGAAGAATGTCCGCCTGACTATAAAAATGCTGCGATGCAATTATTGATCAAGAAGGGAGCGGGGACCGTTGGAATGGACAGAACGTCAGCACTTGATTGAGTGGCTCACTGTCTTGGGCGGATACGGAAAAGCATTTCTGGAACGCCAGTCAGACGATGAAATTGAGACACTTTACAATCTGCGCATCAAACAATTGAACGAAGAGTAAGGAGGCGAGAGGACATGACAGAAAATAAAAACTTACGTCAGCATGGGGAAGTTATTACATGGGTTATGACGGAAGAGGAGCGTTTGGAGTATATAAAAAAACATCCAATCATCCCAGCGGAAGAACCACAGACAAAGCTGCAAGTTTTCCCGATGAACGATTGGATGTAATGATGGTCACTTAGTAAATGCCACCGTATGGAAAATAGAAACTCAACACTTTTATTATACCATACGGGGGCGTTTATAGTGAACTGTCCAAAACATATAGGAAATCTGGAACAGGTACTTAATCAAATTGAAAATGACAAAAATTACGTCATTGTGATTGACGGAAACAATAAATCATTCAAGTTAACGGAAATGCCAGAGCACGGGAAAACAATCGTGCAAACGTCAAAAGGCAATCTTTCCAGAATTGATTTTGAGATCGGATATAAAATGTGACGCAGAGGGGCCGGTCCTCTCTGCGATATGGGAGGAACAGGCATGGATAAATTGCAGGAAATTAAAGCGCGTATTTCAAAACTGAAAGGCTATGAAAATGCTAAGCCAACTGATCAATACTGGATGGCTAAAGAGCATATTGATTTTCTGATTGATCGGACTGAACTGTCTGTTAAGCAGCAGGAAATCATCGAGGAAAACAAACGCCAGCAGGAAGTAACGGTTCATCAATTCCGGCAGGCGCAAAAGGACATTCAGTATCTAAGCGGGGATAGGAAACGATACAAACAGGCATTAGAGAAGATCATTACCAATCTCAATTTTGCGATAACAGTTGCCCAAAATGAATTGGAGGGTGATGTGAAATGAACAAGGATATTCAATTTTTGAAAGAGCTTCAAAATGAATTGAAAACACAGGATCGTGATTCTCAAGCTGCACCACGGTTTTGGACAGTCGGTGATTATGAATGGGTTGAAGCTCGGGAGGAAAACGCAGAGCGTTATTCTGTATACCTGCCATATATTGCAGAAGCCTATGTTTTTGATAATTATCTAGAAGAAATAAAAGAAGATAGTGAGCTGTCTAAGGAAGCCTTAACAGAGTTGCAAGAAATTGAGGACGACTATGACGATGCTATTGAGTGGATTCAAAAATACATTGATGAAGAAGCAGAATTAATTCCAGAAAGAAAGGTTCACATTATACAACCAAATACAATGTTTTTGACAAAAACAGAAGCAAAGAGCCACATCAAATTGAACAAGCACCATTACACTTCAGAAGCTCATACGTACGCTATGACAGCTTGGAGAGCACCAAAAGTTGAACGATTGCTTAAAATTCTTGAAACGTTTGATTGGGAGTCGCTTGGGAAAGAAGGTGCTGCAGAATGATTCCTTTACAAGTTGAGCTGCAGCGGGCAGTCAAAGCCACGAAAGACGAAGCGATGACAGTTGAGCAGGCGGCGGAACTTCTAAAAGTGCATCCAGATTACATACCGGTGCTCGTGGCAAAGTCAGATGACCTGAAAATGATCGGTGATGAAACTATCATTGCAAAGCGTGATAAGACAAATGGCTGGTTCATTGGGGCGATGGTTGTGGTTTTATTCTTTGCGATTGCGGTTCTGCCGGGGATAGGGGGATGACAGCATGATCGAATACAGCTGCCCTGAATGTAGTCACAACGAATTAGATATAAAAATCCGCCCAGATGCACGCTGCCCGAAATGCGGCTGCAGCATGGGCGTTGAGGAGGAAATAGCGTGAATCTAGAAAAAATGTTCGAAATGCAAAAGGCGCTTGATGAACGGATCATTAAAGAGAAGGGGCTGGAAGGTCAGGACTTGTTGCCAAACCTTATTCTCGCTTTACAGGTGGAGCTGGCCGAGTGTGCAAATGAATGGCGCGGCTTTAAACATTGGAGCAATAATCAGAAGCCAAGAACAAAATTATCAACCACTGTCGGTGCAACTCCTGAAAATGCGGCCTTTTTCAGATGTGAAAATGATAATTGCGGAGAATATTTAAGCAAAAAAGATTTTGAAAACTTATTCGATCCTGATTATGAAGAGTGTCCAATTTGCAAAGTGGGTTATGTAACGGCTTTTCGTGATAAAAACCCACTACTTGAGGAATACGTGGACTGCCTGCATTTTATCTTGAGTATCGGGAACCGGCTTGGCTACTTAAAAAATAATGAATCTGTTGACGAGCTGAAACGAACTACCACAAAAGGAACGGGTGTACATGCCTTTATGGATGTATTCAATGCAATTGTATATCTAAATGATGAAGTGATATGCACAACAATAATAGATAACGAATTAGCCCATTATAATTATGAAAATCTATTTTCTTTATTTAACGCATTAGGGGAAACACTCGGATTCACGCCTGAACAAATCGAAGCTGCTTACATGGAGAAAAACGCCGTCAATCATCAGCGGCAGCAGGAGGGGTATTGATGAACCACGCTGACAACCCGATCATTTCAGCAGTTACAAGCAAACTAAACGCACAACAGGAAAAGGGGCTTGCCAAGTACGGCCAGCCCGTCCAAGTTAGTGCCTATGACCTGCGCGGCTGGTTGCAGCATGCACTTGAAGAAACTCTTGATCATGCAGTCTATCTGGAAGCGGCTATCCAAACAATTGAAGGGGGAAGAACAATGAAATTCTATGAAATCAATGAACCATATTACGCACTTCTCAAAGCGAAAGACGAGGCGGATGCTGAAAGGATTTACAACGAGCAAATTGCTGACACGGACGATTACGAAAATTTTCAAGACGATGAAATCCGAGAAGTAGAACGCGACTATGCACTCATTATGTTTTCGCAAACAAAGGATGAAGATGGGGAGCTTGTTTCTTACACTCGTATTTCAGAGGATTTCAACAACCCTGAAATTGAAGTCCTTATCATGGACGGTTCGCTTCTATGAACACAGCATACAGAGTTTGGGACGGCGAGCAGATGCATTATTGGGATGATCCGGGTATGAGTTTAGAGATTATGGGGACTCATTGGTTTTTACGGCATATGGACAGCGAAGGCCACAAGAATCTCATTACAGGAAGTCACGAAGAAGGATCGGTATTAATGTGGGGAATAGGGTTGAAGGATAAGAACGGAAAGATGATCTATGAAAAAGACATTGATATGAAAGACAACGAGCCGATGATTGTTGCACGCGTAAATGGGAACTCGGGTCTTAAATATCCCAGTGATTGCGATTACCATATTGATGATTGTATACATTGGGGAGCGTGTAATATCGGCGGCAACGTTTATGAACATCGTGTGTTATTGGAGGGTGTGGAGTGAAACGTGTGGTTCTGAAAGAGAATATGATTGATGATAATGAACTGGTTATTTTCGAAGCGGGCATATCTTATTCAGTCGTAGACAATGCAATAACAAATGAAAATGAAATAACGGTTCCATTAAAAGATATTTGGGCTGATTTTGAAACAGTTAAGGAGGGCCCGGAGTGACAAAAGAAGAATTGCACAGCTACTATTGCGAGGATTGTGAAGAATGGACATATATCAAAATGCTTAAATACCCAAATGGTGTTCATTGTGCACACTGTGGTACGGAGGGTGTTGCAATAAGCACTGATGATTTCAAAAAATTGAAATGGGCATCAGAACAAAATTAAATAAGTCCAAGATGGAGACGCCTGCGGACACTAATCATTGTGCAGAGAAATCTGTGCTTTGGTTGGTGTCCGTTTTTTATTTGAACGGAGGGATGGCATGAAAAAGAGTAAGAAAAAGCCCAATAAAAACGCTCAGGAGCGTACTGAACGGTTTTGGCGGCAAATGATGGGTCAAGATAGACAAACACTGAAAAGAGGCAAAGGCGGGGCTTTAAAACGTAAATAAACGGGAGGGTAAAAATATGAAAAAGATTGATAAACAGAAAAATATGATTGATCAGTTGACATTAAATATTCCTCAGATTGACGAAGAAGCAACTAAATTAAAAGCAGAGAAGCTGCTTGATCAATACCGGTTATATCTCTTACAGGTGCCAGATGATTTTTTGCCAAAGGTTACACCTACTTATAGCATTGTTCCGCCAAGTATCACGAATGAGTTTCATTCTTCAACAGAAGAGGCAGCATTAAAGCGACTTAATTGGGAGATTCAGCGGGACAAATTCTTAAAAAGGATTCAAAGAGCTGTTAACCGTCTCTCTCAAAGAGAACGGCAGATCATTGTCATGCTCTATATGCAGCCGGAAGAAATGTATGATTATGAAGTGTATGCAGAAATGGACCTGAGCCAGCGCAGCTATTATCGTGTGAAGGCAAAGGCTCTATATCGGTTGGCATTTGCTCTGAGAGAAGAAGTATATAAGGATGGGGGAACCTCTGAATGAATTTTGTTCAGCCTATACGTGATCCGGAATGTATCTTCTACATCAAGAGGTTTTTAAAAGAGCAAAACATGAGGAATTACATGCTATTCGTGACCGGTATCAACTCAGGGCTCCGCATATCGGATATTCTGCAGCTGAGAGTAAGTGACGCGAAACGCCCTTATTTCAATCTCATAGAAAAGAAAACGAAAAAGAAAAAGAGAATCGACATGACGCCAGCTCTTCAAAGAGAATTTAAGGCCTATGTTGAAGGGAAAGAGGACCATGAGTTTCTCTTTAAAAGCCGTGAAGGGATTAACAAGCCAATATCCCGGTCGATGGCATACAAGATTCTCAGGGCGGCTGCTGAGTACGTTGGTTTAGATGACATCGGCACTCATACATTGAGGAAAACATTTGGCTACCACTTTTACAAACAAACAAAGGACGTTGCCATGCTTCAGGAGATATTTAATCACTCGGACCAACGGACAACCCTACGATACATCGGAATCAATCAAGACGCCATGAACAACGCTATGAAGAAATTTAAAATATAACCCGGCTCATCCAAAACAACAAGGATGGGCCTTTTTCTTTGCATTTTTCGTCAATTCCTCAAAAATAACAGATGTGTAATTCATTTTAGAGATATTGGTTAAAAACAGAGAGGACAAGGGGTTGGCTCAGTTCGACGAGTTGCACAGTATAAAACATATGGGTAATTCGTGGATTTTGTGGATAACCATAGTAAAAAAATAATATCGGTACCCACATATTTGTTTATTTTTCCACTCCCAAGTGGTATATTTTTCATACGGACAGCCATATCCTTTACTATCCAACTTGCACTTCGGTTTGGCCGACAAGTCAGAAAGGAGGGATTGTGTTGTCACATCATCATAAGGAGGAATGGATGATGAAGGTTTTAGAAGCTCTGAGAGAAAATGAATCTTGTGAACAAGAAGTAATTATTCAAAGACGTGCTGAATTTCAAGAATCAATTGAAGCCTTACAGGAATTGGGGGAACTGTTGGCTGATGATCTGTTTGAGGAGGGAGAGATTGAAGATATAATCTCTCAAGCAAGGGAGTTTGCCAAGATAACATGACCGTAAAAGCAGTTATAGACACCTCTACATTAGTAGATGGGCTGATCAGACGTTATAAGGATCCATTGTATATAATTAGTAAACTAAAAAAAGGTGACTTTGATTTGCTTATGACGGAGGAAATGGCAAAGGAACTTTTTATTGTCGTTTATACCTTAATAGAAAAAGCAAAAAATTCTTCGAAACAGAAAGTTTCTTTTAACCCCAAAAAGTATTTGAGAGCAGTAAGCGTATTGAATTTGAATGCTACAAAAATAAAAACCACAACCAAAATCACTTCATGTGTTGATCCGGCTGATAATATGTTTTTAGAATGCGCGATTGATGGAAAAGCTGAGTATTGTATTTCCAGTGATTCTAGTATCCATAATTTTAAAAATTATTCGGATAATGAAATTGAATTGGAATGGGTAAAAGACATAAAGATATTTCATCCTTCTGATTATGTATTGCATGATCAAGGAAAAATTAAGACGACGGGCGCATAATCCGTTGTCTTTTTTTGCATTTTATAGAGAGCTCATTCGTTCTGACAACACATAAGAGAAAACTTGAATTTTGGCAGACAAACGGCACAAACATGGCAATATAACGGCACACCATTTTGTTTAAAGTGAGTTATTATGGTAATAGGTAATAAATCGACAGGCGCTTTCCCAATCGGGAGGGCGCTTTTTGTTTTATGGAAAGGGAGCGGCGTTACATGGAGTTAAATCTTTCATATATGAGCATTTCTGATTTATTGGAAAAGGCAGCGGAAAAGAATGAGTTGATTTATGTTAGAGAAAGGCAAAGGTGTTTAGGTAAAACAACTGCATTGATCCAGTTTGCGAGGGAAAACAATTCTCCTATTCTTACGAATAGAGCAATGGCAAATCACTATAAAGAATTACATCCTGATTTAACGTTTATAGGCTATTGGAAAGGAATCGAGTTGTCAGCCTATGAAAACCTTGTGTGCGACGAGCTTGTGCCTTTCGAAGTTGCTAAGGAGTTACACGAGTCTGGTCACCTGTTGACGGGGTTTGTTCGGAAGCCGTTCCCGGGAGAAAAATCTTTTTCCTCTGCGAAGAGATCGACCAGTTTTATTCATGACGATGAAAGCATTCTTACTTTTAGAAAAATAGAACAGCCATTTCTACAAATTGAGGTGGACGACGTTGATTCTGCACCCCGTATTTTTTATAAAGGCGAAAAGATTGAAGGGATTATAAACGCGGATTTTTCCTACTTAACAAACACTGAGTTAATAAACCCGACGCATATTGATATTGAATACGTGGATGAAGATAGCAAGTTTGGGACAAAGGCTATTGTTCATAACAGGCATCTGGTCAGTGAAAGAAGATTGAGTACAGGGGAGAAACTACATGGAAGCAGTTTATGAACATCCGTTTATGACAACGTGGTTTATATTCTGGTTTTTCTTATGTCTTGATGGAATAACAACCAAAATTAAAAAGGTAAATTGAGGGCGCTTATGAGTTGCGGGAGGCCGACAATAAGGGCTCCAAGACCTCAAAAGAGTGTTCGGGGAGAGTCCTATATGAGTGTTGAAAAGCCAAGTTTAATAATTAAACAGCCGAAAAAAACTATTGACTGGACATCAGTTGGAGGATTGAGTATGAAACTCAGTGAAGTAGCAGACAAAATAATGGATTTGAGAAAAGAGTTTTACATAAGACTCAAAGATGAATCCGAACAAACAAAAGAAGCCCTAAGAGATTTAGGAGCTGCCAATTGGAAATATGCTTTGCTCAATATCCATAAGCTCTTTAATTCTCAAGAAGATATATTCGTTACGACTCTAGAGCTTTTAGATAGAGTAAGTGACCCAGTCAAAAAAGAATCAATTGGCATTCGTTTATTTGGAACACAATATGAAGATGTAAAGGGTGTATTTAAATGACAAAACAAATTACCAATAAAACAGCTCACGGCGTAATGGTCTGGGATACAGAAGAAAAACGTTCATACCTGATGACAAACGATGAAGCAGCCAAGCTTGAGAAGGAGCAAGGCGCAACGGGAGAACCTGCAGTAGATAAGGCAGAGGAAAAGCCAAAGCCGACCAAAACTAAACCAGCATCAAAGAAAGAAGAAACGACTGACGGCGAATGAGGTATTGCATTTCTAACGGCTGCACCTCGTTAGTCGAGGAAGGCACATACTATTGCGCTGACCATAAGCCAAGGAAAAGAAAGCGTGACGGCTTTCAGTCTGCAAATAAATCATTTTATAAAACAGATGAATGGAAAGACATGAGGTCATATGTCTATCAACGTGATAAAGGCGTGTGTCAGTGTTGTGGCAAATTCGTATTTGGTCGAGATGCTCACGTCCATCACATTGAACCAATTTCAGAACGTCCAGATTTAAAGCTAGATGAAGAGAATTTGATTCTGTATTGTCCGAAGTGTCACGCTGAAGAAGAAAACAAAAATAAAAAGAAATCCCCCCCTACCATTTTCCAAAAATACTTTTAGTTTGGGGATAGGATAGGGGGAGTCACGCGTGTACGTGAATGAATTTTTAAAGGGGGGTGTGAGGGAAATTGGAAGAAATGTCTAAACAGCAGCGTGCAGCGCAAACCAGAAAAATGAATAAAATCCGAAAAGATGAAGAGGAAAAAATCATTGACTGGCTGAAAGAAATCGGCACCTATTCCGAAACCTTAACGCCCCTGATTGAAACCTATTTAGACGCCCACTTGGTTTATACGGTAATGTACGATAAATGGCGTGATGAAGGCTTTCCGGCGACTCGTCTGCACAAAAATAAAGCGGGCGCTGTGAATGAAATGAAGCATCCATTGGCGCAACAAGTCGCTGACTGGAATACCAAAATAAGCAAGCTTTTAGAACAGCTTGGCCTGACGCCTAAAGTCGTAAAATTATTAGGTGGAGAGTCAAATAAAACAAGTGACGCTTTCCAAAAATTGCGTGATAAATGGAATGATGACAGGTGATAGAGAAGGGGAAGAACTACGCTCAAGAATATGCTGAGAAGGTACTGAAAAACAAAAAGCTGCACTGTAAAACAGAAATAAAAGCCGTGGAGCGCTATCTTCGCTTGAAAAAGAAAAAAGGAATCCGGTTGGATGTTGATAGCGCAAATTGGGCTATGGATTTTATTGAAACCTTCTGCAGGTATAAAGAGGGTGAGGTTGCCGGCCAAAACATCCGGCTCACAGATTGGGAGAAATTCAATCTTACTTGTATTTTCGGTTTCCTTAAAAAGAATCGATTTAATAAAGAGGTCCGATTGATTCGAACATCTTATATTCAGATTCCGAGGAAAAACGATAAGACCACGCTTGCGGGCGGCGTCGGCAATTATATGCTATTCGGTGACGGAGAGTTAGGAGCGGAATGTTTTTGTGCTGCTACTGAACGGGCACAGGCTGACATTGCGGCCTCTAAAATTATCTCGTCAATAGAAAACAGCCCAGATTTAAAAAGTCGGGCAACAATCTATAAGAATACAAATAAGGTGGTCTATTCTTACACAGTTGATGGCAAAAAATTCGAGAATACGTTCAAACCTCTGTCAAAAAATACAACTGGCTTAGATGGATTCAACCCTCATTTTGTTCTGCTTGATGAAGTACACGCGAATGGAAATGCTGACATATACGATATCTTAAAGTCAGGTATGGGATCGAGAGCGCAGCCTCTAATGTTCATAATCAGTACAGCTGGAAAAGGGACAACCTCTGTCGGACTGCAAATCTATGAATACGCAAAACAAGTTTTAAGTGGAACACATGATGATGATTCATGGTGGGTTTATATTACCGAGCCAGACAAAGGAGACAAATGGGATGATCCTGCTGTTTGGAAAAAGGTAAACGTCAATTATAACGTTTCTGTTGATGCTGACTATTTGAATGAGCGTTTTAAAGAGGCGCAGCTGTCCGCAGAACGTAAAGACGAATTTATGGCGAAGCATTTGAACGTTTTCGTTCGCAGCACCGGGACCTACTTTGACAAAGACATTGTTCAAAAAATGATTGAAGATGAAAACGGTAATCTTATAAAAGATTTGGGTGACTTGTCAGGGGAACAGGCTATTATTGGCCTTGACCTTTCACGGACAACCGACCTGACGTGTGTGTCTATCAACATTCCTTCTCATAACGAGGAAGGGAAATCCATGCTGAAAGTTAAACAAATGTATTTTATTCCTGACCACAATCTTGAGGGCAGGGAGAAATTAGAGAACGTCCCTTATCGGCATATGGCTGAAAAGGGCTTTTTGACGTTGTGTTCCGGTAAAACGATAGATTATGACATGGTTGTTGACTACATCGTGGAATGCTCCCGAGTTTATAGCGTTGAACAGGTGAACTATGACCCGGCGTTGTCTCAGAAAGTAATAGAGGCGCTTGAGGCAGAGGGTTTTAACTGTGTGGAAGTCAAACAATATTCAAATGTGCTTAACGCTCCGTTCGATGATGCAGAGGTTTTAATGTTTGAAGAGCGGATCAAGACGGATAATCCCCTTTTTGTTTATTGCACTGAGAACGTTGTGGCCGACAAAAACTTTCAAGGATTAAAGCGGCCATCGAAAAAGCAAAGTAAAGCAAAAATTGACGGCTTTGTAGCATTCTTGAATGCTCATAAGGAATCCATGATGATGCTGGTTGACTATGATGGAGACGAATACGACGCAATGCTTGAAGAATTGTACAGGTAGGGGGTGAAAAAGTGGGGGTTATTCGGAGTGTTCTGGATTGGATGAGCAAACGGAGCTTTAATTGGGTAGGTAGTTCTTATTTTAATTATGGTTCATACCTAAATGATGAAAATATACTGAAATCAAGCGACACTTACAACTTGATGAAGTTGATTAGTGATCAAGTTGCCTTGGCAGAATTTGATGTTGAGGACATAGTGACGGGAAAGAAATCTAAAGACCCGCGGGCTGCTCATGCTTTGCGGGTTTTATCATGCCCAAATGATTATTTGACTAGCTTCGAATTCAAAAAGCTGCTGACAAACGTTTATTTGCTTCGTGGTGATGTTTACCCGTTTTATGACGGGAGCCAGCTGCACATTTTAAATAATGCTTATTCAGAGTTAACAAATTCAGGAGTAGAAAAAATTACAGTTGCCGGCGAAGTAGTGCCGGGGTACATGGTCAGGCATATAAAAAACATCGGGCTCAGCCATATAGAAGGCGTGGGCCTTTTAGAATTGGCGAGGGAAACGCTAGAAGGCGTGATGAACGCTGAAAAAGCGTTAACCGAAAAATATAAAAAAGGCGGGCTCATGGCTTTCCTTCTTAAATTAGATGCTCACTTGTCACCAACAAACACAACTCAAAACAAAACAGTCAAAGCCATTTTGAAACAACTTGAAGATATTAAGGATTCAGGAAAAACAAAAATGATTCCTCTAGGTAAGGGATACAGCATAGAGGCTCTTGAGTCACCCGTCGATGATGAGAAAACGCTCAAATACCTGAGCATCTATAAAAAGGATTTAGGGAAGTTTTTCGGGCTTGATAAGGACTTGCTGGATAAACTCGAAGAGAAAGACATGGAACAAGCCATGATGAAACTTTATACAAGCTGTCTAAATCCTATCTTTCGCAATATAGAAGAACATTTGACCATCCTGCTGTTTGGCAAAAACAGCGGGCTGCGTCTCAAGCTGCGTCACAATCTTTTAGACTATGTCGGAATGAAAACGAAAACCGATATTGCTTACAACTTGGTTCGAACCTCTATTGCTGCTCCTGATGATGCTCGGGAAATGCTGGGCTTCAAACGGTTGGATACAGAAGAATCAAGCAAGCTTTATATCAGTAAGGACCTCGTTGGACTTGATCGTCTTGGTGACAGCTTGAAAGGTGGTGAGGATGATGGATAAGGAGCAACGGACGTTTCATATTAGCGGGTTGGAAATCAGAAGTCTTGATGAACAGAAGGAAACACCACAAATAACAGGTTACGGTGCGGTTTTCAATAGCCCGGCAAACATCGGAGGGATGTTTACTGAGGTTATTGCGCCGGGTGCCTTTTCGAGAGCCCTTGCAAATCAGTCAGATGTAAGGGCTTTGTTTAATCACAATTGGGATTATGTACTCGGTCGGACACGCAGCGGCACCTTAACGCTAGAAGAGGATGACAAGGGGCTTAAATTCACGGTTACGCCTCCCGCAACGTCATGGGCCAGCGATTTACGCAGCAGCATGGAACGCGGTGACATTAATCAGTGTTCTTTCGGTTTCAACGTCATTAAGGACGAATGGAATTATGAAACTGAGCCGGTGACACGGACTATTCAAGAGGTTGAGCTTTTTGAAATTAGCGTAGTGGCGTTCCCGGCTTATGAGGAAACTGAGGCGGTTCTCCGTTCCGGTGACATTTATAAACGAGCGAAAAAAGAACACGAATTACGGATGAAGAAACAGCAGATCATTAATAAAATTCAGGAGGCTACAAAAAAATGAAAAAGATTCTTATGAGACGTAAAGCAGCAATCGAAGCACGAATGAAAGAAATCCGGGCCGATCTGGAAGGCGATAAAACAGAAGCTTCAGCGGTGGAACAGCTACAAAAGGAAGTTGATGATTTAGCTGCAGAATTAGAAGAAATCAAAAAAGCGTTAGAGAATCCAGATGAAGACGAAGATCCGGAAGATGACCCGGCAAATGATCCAGCTGCAACAACTGGCGGCGGAGAAGGTCGAACGGCGAATGATCCTGACCCAAATGAGAATCGCAGTAGCATTGATCCAGAGAAAAGAAATGCTCTTGTCAATAATATTATGCGTTCATTGTCCTCTGAAAGCCGTACAAAGGCGAAAGAAGGCGAGCAACGTAAAGCCTTTGCAAACTTACTTGTCGGCCGCATCAGCGAATCTGAGGCGCGTGCGATGGGTGTTGAAACATCAAACGGAAAAGTATTGATTCCAGAAACGCTGTCAAAGGAAATTATCACTTATGCGCAAGAAGAAAACTTGCTGCGCAAATATGGCTCTGTGGTAAGAACAAAAGGTACACAGGGGTATCCTATTCTTGTTAAAAAGGCTAAAGCGCAGCGAATTAAAACCGAAAGAACATTAGAAAATCCAATTCCTCAAACAGATATTGACTTTGATGAAGTGTTCTTGAACCCTTCTGAGATCGATGCACTTGTACTCGTTACGAAAAAGTTACTTGCCATGACTGATATGCCTGTAGAGCAGGCTGTCATTGAAGAGCTAAAGAAATCTTACGTTGATCAAGAAGCGAACTATTTCTTTAATTCTACAGACAACCCGGGTTCTCTGATTCAAAAAGCCGTTGCATTTACACATTCTGACACAGACGTTTATAACAAACTTGTACGCTTGAAAAATACAGTACCAACATCAAAGCTGAAAAATGCACGCTGGATGATGAACAGATCTGCACTCACAGCAATTGAAACGTTGAAAGATAAAAACGGAAATCCACTTTTACGTGAATCCTATATTGAAGGATCGTTCGGATACAAAATTCTCAACTTTCCTGTGGATGTTACTGATTATGTTGACGCTGGCACGCCGGATGTACCACGTTTGTATTTTGGTGATTTTAGCTCATTCCACATTCAAGACGTTATTAATTCTATGGAAGTCAGCAAGCTTCTTGAAAAATACAGCGATACAAACCATGTGGGCTTTAAAATCTGGCATTTGAATGATGGTCAATTAGTCTATGGACCGTATGAGCCGACTGTATTCAAATTGGAGTTAACAGATGGCGCTACATCGGCTTAATGACAGATTAATAGAGCATTTGAAACTAGATGACAGCGAAGAAGAATCTTTGCTGTCATTTTATTTAGAGTCGGCCACGAATTATATCAAAACTGCCACAGGGTACGAGAATGATCATCTGATTATTTTGCTTGCCGGTATTTTTTACGAATACAGGGTGACAGAGAAAAGCATGGCCCTTGCTGTCGAGGCATTAACGCCGTTAATCATCTCAGCAGAAATGAGTGGTGAGGACAATGGGAGTGAATCCGGGGAATCTGAAACATCGAATTAAAATAGAAAAACGGGAGCCCGGGCAAGACCCGGTGACACGGAAGCCTAAACATGTCTGGGGTCTATTTGCAAAATCATGGGCTGAGATTATGCAGCCAAAGGATCGCTGGATCATCCAAGCAGCTGCAGAGCATCAAGAAAAAACAGTCTGGTTCCGGATAAGGCACCGAGAAGGCATAGAAGCTGGAGAAATGCGTGTTGTTTATAAAGGGCAGCCTTACAAAATAAAAGAAGTGATTCCGGATTTACAAAATAAAGGACTCATGACGCTCCAATGCGAGGGGTGGGACAATGAGAGTATCACTTGATATTGAGGGTTTAGACGATATGATCAGTCAGTTGGAGAGAAAGGGAAAGGACATGCAGAAAGTAACAACCAAAGCCCTGAGAGCCGGCGGGCGCGTCCTTGCTCAAGGAATGAAAGATGAGGTTCCTGTCTCTGACATTGATCATGTGCATATCAGGGATGATATTAAAGTCAGGCAGACGCCTAAAAAAGATAGGCCTTTTCCCGATGTCATCACCTTTGATATTGGACCAGGTAAGGAGACAGCGTGGAGAGCGCGGTTTGTTCATGACGGATTCGTAGCAGCTAATGGCCGATTCGTCAGGGGCAATCCGTTTGCCGTCCGCGCTTTTCGTATTAAGAGAGAAGCGATAATGCAAGCCATTGCGCGAGAGTATCAAAAGGCAATGAGGTGATTTTATGATCAACTATGAGCCGGTCATTGCAACTGAACTATATGAAGATGAAATAATCAATCAATTAACGGGCGGCCGGGTATATGCGGGGGAGTTTCCGAGCGAATTTTCCAGTCAGTATCCTCACATTCTTGTTGCCGAAATGGACAACGTCGATGTGAGCTATACAGACAATAAGGCCCGAGCGTCAGAGATAGACATTCAGGTGAATATCTGGATCAAGGCTGACGATAACATAGGCCCGTTACAAACGGCAGTTGATAACAAAATGAAGTCTCTTAATTGTAAACGAATCACAGTTTCCTCTTTCAATGAGAGCGAAAGAGGCGCGTTCAGAAAGGCTTTTTTATATAGAACCATAGTTAAATTAGAGGAGGAAAACAAATGAGCGTTATCGTAGGTTTAGAGAATGCGGTCTATGCAAAATTGATTAAAGATGAAAAGGGAAATATTCAATACGGTGAAGTCAAACCGTTTGCTCCGGCCATTCAGGCAAAAGTTGATACATCATCCGAAAATTCAACAATTTACGCTGATAACGGCCCAATTATCGTTTTATCAAATATCGGGGAAACAAAGCTGAATTTCAGCACTACAGAAATTCCTCAAGAAGTCTTGGCGGATATTACAGGTCAAAAAATGGTGAAGGGCGTTATTGCTTGGCGGCAGGATGCCGTTGCTCCTTATGTGGCTTTCGGATTTACAGGAACGAAAGAGGACGGCAATGTGCGGCATGTATGGCTGACAAAAGGGAGATTCGGAATCCCTTCAGCTGACTGGAAAACAAAAGAAGAGAAGATTGACGGGCAGACGGAAGAAATCGAAGGTACATTCGTACAGCGGGCGGATAAAGTCTTTAAAATCACTGGTGATAGCAGCGTGGAAGGTTTTGAGGAATATAGAGATACATTCTTTGATCAGGTGTTTGATTTAAGTAAATTAGACGAAACTGGCGCGACAGCTGCCTCACTTGAAAAGACCGAATCAAATACTGATGCAGCGGGGGTGACTGAATAATGAGCAAGCCTTTAGAGATTACACTCAGAATAGACAACGAGTTTCAAACGTTTGTGCAGGAGTTTGTTCCTTTCAAGATCAAAAGAAAAGCGCTTGAAATCGAAAAGTTTATTCAAGAAGAAAAGCCGGACATCGAAGAAATTGAAAAAAGACATTTTAATCTGATCGTTGAAATTTTCGAAAAGAAATTCACTTTAAAGCAGCTTGAAAATGGCTTGAATGCTATTGGCCATAATGAAGTGATTTACGACATTATCGGCGTTGGTATTTTGGGTTATAAATCACGGGAAGAGATTGAAAAGGAAAAAGAGGACATTGACTTGGGAAAGCTTCTGGAAAAAATAATGGAGGAAAACCAACAGTCACCCTCGACGAAGCAATAGACCGAATTAAAGACATATATTTGGATTTATTAAAGCAAGGATGGACGCTGCATGACATTGATAACAGCGACTATCCTTTTTATGTTGAGCTGCTTGAGCATCAAGCGAAAAAGAATGATCCGGTAGAACAGCGCAAAAAATCTTGGGAACAAGCCCAAGTAGTACCGATTGACCATGTATTCTAACGGGGAGGTGAGGGAATGGCTACCGAAAATCTAGGAAATATGATTATGCGTCTCGGTGTCGATGACAACGGCGTATCGAGCAGCATGGAAAATATCACTGAAAAAATGAAGCTCGTACGAAGTGAAATGAAAGCCTCTGCCTCCCAATTTGGTCAGTTAGGTGATGCTTCTGATAAGTTACGACAGAAACAAGACGGGCTTTCAAAACTGTATCAGCTACAGGGTTCAAAGATTGAACAACTCAAGAAAAAATATGATCAACTGGCGGCCGAGAAGGGTGATAACTCAAAAGCGGCCCTTGATCTTGCTGAGAAAATCAACAATGAGATCGCTAATTACAATCGACTTGGACAAGCCTTAGAGCGTACTACGGTAGAGATCAATACACAAAACTCTGCTTGGACAAAAGTCGGTAAGACTTTAAAGGAATACGGCGAGGATTTAGAACAGCAAGCCAATCGAATGAAAACAATCGGGACCGTTGGTTTTGCCGGAATTACGGCACCAATGGGAGCGCTGGGGCTTATGGCAATTAAATCAGCCTCAGACGTAAAAAAAGTGCAAGGATCAATTCAAGCGCAAATGGGGCTCACAAAACAAGAAGCTGAGGAAGCCACAAAAGCAGCAACAAACCTATGGAAAGAGGGTTTCGGTGAGGACGTTGGCGACGTTACAAACGTAATTAGCAACGTCCGCAGAAACATTAAATCATTAGGTGATGCATCGAGCGAGACTGTTCAAAGAGTTACGAAAGACACGATGACCATTGCTGAGTCGTTTGACCAGGAGGGCAATGACATCACAAAGTCAGTCAATGCCATGCAAAACTCTTTTGATAATCTGTCCGTTGATAAATCTATGGACTTGATTACCTCGGGTTTCCAGAAGGGCTTGAACTATTCTGACGAGTTTTTAGATTCTATCAATGAATACTCGAATCAATTCTCTGCTGCAGGCTTTTCAGTTGAGCAGATGTTTTCTATTTTCGAGGCTGGCGCAGAATCCGGAGCCTTTCAGCTGGATAAGGTTGGCGATTTAATCAAGGAAATGAACATCCGTTTATCCGATGGGACGGCGGATGACGCTATGGGGAAACTGTCCAAACGCACACAAGAATTGTACGCCGAATTTAAAAAGACCGGTAAAGGCGGCGATGAGGTTTTTTCTGCTGTTATGAAAGACATTGACGGTATGAAAAACAAAAGCGAAGCCTATGTGATCGGCCAGTCCATTATGGGTACTCAATTTGAGGACTTAGGACAAAAAGGCGTCTCTGCGCTTGCGAATGTAAAGAACAGTTTCGACAACGTAGACGGAGCCACGAAAAAAGCCAGTCAGTCTTTAAAAGACAACTTCGGTGACCGTGTGAAAAAGGACATGCGTGAGCTACAAACTAACCTGATTCCAGTTGGTGAAATCCTGCTGGATAAGATTGAACCGGCTTTGCAAAAGACAGGTGAAATGATTGGTGATTTTACTGAGTGGTTTCAAAATCTATCACCTTCCATGCAAAATACCGTTGTTATAGCCGGTCTGGTGGCTGCGGCATTCCCTCCGGTTGTCATTGCATTAGGCGCGGTTGTTTCAAGCGTCAGCACCCTTGTAGGCGCTATGGGACGAGGTGCGTCTGCGTTTGGCCGTTACCGTGCGGAGGCAGCATTGACACGCACGACTACAGCACAGCTGGCAGCGACAAACGCTGCGGCCTCTGTGAGCTTGGCAAAAGGTAACGCTGCGGTTACCCGGACCACTCGGGGCATGAGAGGAATGAATACTGCGACAGTCGCGGCTTCTGGTGCTATGTCTGCATACGGCGGAAAATGGGGCAACGTTCTCAGCATTGCTACTATGTTTCTCCCTGAGATTTTAAAGGGTGGAAAAGGACTTCTTGGCTTCGGGAAAAACGCTGCCTCTGCTGGAACAGGGCTTCTCGGCTTTGGAGGAAAAGCAAAGACAGCGAGCACGGCAGCTACCACATTAAGCACCGGGGCAGCACAAACAACCGGGAAGCTGGCCGGATTGGGCGGGAAAGCATTGGGCCTTGTTAAAAGCTTCGGAAGTGTGGCCCGTGTTGCCGGTGTTGCGCGCCTTGGTTTCAGTGCTTTGGGCGGTCCTGTGGGCTTGACTATCACGGGGGTTTCCTTGCTTGCAGAAGGCGGATACAAGCTCTATAAGCATATGAAAGAGGAAACAATCCCGACGCTTGATAGTTTCGGGGATAGCGTCTCAAAATCCACGACAAAGGCTGTTTTGGGTTATAAAAACCTAAACGATAAGGCTACTGCTCAATTGAATCAGCTGAATTGGTCAGGGCAAAAGGTTTCGAAAGAAGCTGCCGACAATATAAGCAAGAATTTTAGTCAGATGGGCGATAAAATCAAAACAACTATCCAGACGAAGGGAAATGAGAGCTATCAATCACTTAGCAAATTCCTTTCCAGCAGTAAGACGTTGAGCAATAAAGAGCAGCAAGCCATTCTTGATAATGTGAAGAAAAAGCAGGATGACCAAACGAAAAAGGTCAACGATGCACAAAATCAAATCAAAGCGATTTTAACCAAAGCCAGCAATGAAAAGCGGTCTTTGACGAAGTCAGAACAAGAAAAAATCAATTCTATTCAAAAGACTATGATGAATACTGCTGTTAAAACAATGAGTAAGAACGAAGCTGAACAAAAAATGATTCTCGGCCGGCTCAAAAACGAGTCATCCAATATCACAGCGCGGCAAGCTGCCGACACAATCAAAAACAGCATAAAAGCCCGTGACGGCTCTGTCAAAGAAGCGAAAAAGAAATACAAAGAGACGAAAAAGGCAATCGAATATGAGCGGGATGTCACCGGCTCTATTAGCGCTGAACAAGCAGACAAGATGATCAAAGAGGCAAAGCGCCAGAAAACAGATTCGATTGACGCTGCAGAGAAAATGCACAAAAAAGTTGTCAAGGAAGCCAAGGCGCAAGCCGGGGAGCACGCTGACGAGATCGACACAGAAACAGGCGACGTAAAAAACGGCTGGGACAAGATGATGGACAAAGTTGACAGCGCTTGGAGCTGGATCAAAGGTCTATTCTCAGGTGACGATAAGAAATCAAAGCCTAAAGAATCCAAGAAGAAGTCAGCTCCAAAAACTGCCGGTCGGTCATTAGGCGGCAACCAGATAGGAGCATACGCCAAAGGAACGTCAGCCTCCGGGCATCCGGGCGGCCTTGCTATTACAAGTGAAAAAGGGCGCGAGTTGATTCATGAGCCGGGTGTCGGTACTTATCTTTCAGGCGATAACGGGCCGGAATTGCGGAACCTTCGCCCGGGTTCTTCTGTTCTTCCGAATAAACATACGGAACGACTCTTGAAAAATTACGGTTTCCCGGGGTATGAGGGCGGTATCGGTAAATATTTTGACTGGATCATGAAAGGGTCGGAATATTTATGGGACAAAGCTTCTGGCATGTTCGGCATTGCAGACAAGTTAATTCCCAGCTGGTTCACCAAAAACAGCGGAAGCCCATTAAAAGCCATTGGCAAGCTGGCGCGTATCGGCGTTGATAACCTTATGGGCTCTATTGGTTCATTCTTTACTGGCGGCGGAGGCGGTTCTGCTGCCGTAAAAAAGTGGGTTGCGGAGGCTCTATCTATAAAAGGGCTTGGAGCACAATATGCTTCTGCACTAGAGACAATTGCCATGAAAGAATCAGGAGGCAACCCGAATGTTGTAAATACATGGGATTCAAACTGGAAGGCTGGGCACCCATCACAGGGGCTTATGCAATTTATTCCGAGCACTTTCAACGCCTACAAGGAGCCGGGGCACGGAAATATCAAAAATCCGGTTGATCAGGTGTTGGCTGCAATCAACTACCTCAATAGAAGATATGGTGGCATCTTAAACCATCCGGGGCTCGTTTCTATGTCAAAGGGCGGTCCATATGTGGGCTATGCCATGGGCGGGACGTCTCCGGGAACCGGCGGTACAAAGCTTGCTGCATTGAATGAGCGAGGTTACGACGAGCATATTATCACAACTGATCCTAAATATCGTGAGCGCGGTATCGGAATTTGGGCTAGAGCCGGGGCGGAGCTTGGCGTTTTATCACAAACTGTTCCGGAAATCCCTTCAATTGAACCGATTACGCAGCGCCAAGACGCTCAAATTGCATTACTGCAGGAGCAAAACAGTTTCCTCAAAACCATTGTAAATTCGGTCAAAGGCGGAATTACAGCGGTTGTCGATGTGAATACCTTGGGGGATGCAATAGGGATGAGGTCTGAAAGAATTGTGAATCAGAAAATCCTTCTGCAAGGAGCATTATAAGCCAATGAAAGAACTAGATTTAATATTGCCAGATGGAACATATATAAGTGAGCGCCTGCCGGGTGTCTCACTTCTTTCTTTTAAGCCGGAATCAGCGAGATTCGAAAGAAATACATCTAACACGCATCCGTTGCGGAACGGTCTTTTAATGCCAAGAAAAGGAAATAAGGGGCGGTATGCGGAGCGTAAAGTTGTTGTGAAACTGCTTATAGATGCGCGAAATTCGCAGCATTTTCACTTGATCAGGGATGATCTGTCCAGACTTTTCACAAGGGAAGACCCTTTTTATATCGGTTACACGTACCAACCAAACAAAAGGTGGCTTGTAACGGGGGATGATGGTTTTACTTTAGAACAAGACTCTAACAAAACGTGGAAAGAGCAAGAAATCACACTGACTGATATTCAAGGGCTGGCAGAATCACTTTATGATACGTCGGTGCCTTTTAAAATTGGCAATTGGAGTCTCGGCATGAATATGGGGCTAATTGATAAACCTGTATTTACCTTCAAAAACAAATCAAGTTTTGAAGTATACAACTTTGGAGATACAGAGATATCTCCTATTGAACACAAATATAACGTTGAAATGTATCTAGAGGGAAAAGACATACAAATTTTGAACGAGACTACAGGCCAAAGCTTTACCATAGTTGGAAGCCAATCTAAAAAGAATAAGCTGACTATACTTAAACATTACGTATTAAAAGGCTCGTCAATTATTACAACAAAAGGCTCTTCTTTTCCATCATTAGTTCCAGGAAAAAACAAATTTAAAATTGTTAATGCAACTTATAGTCAATTCAAGTTTATTACTCATTTTTATTACAAATAGGGGGTGATCCTTATGAGCGTTATGTATGTTATGGACAAGATGAACAATACACCGTATTTAATTCCTGATGTGGACGCGGTATTGACTGATAGTATAGACGGGACAAAGGACTTAACATTTGCAATTTCTCTTACTCCAAACAATGTTATTCCATTCAATGCATTGGTCGGTAGAAATTTTATTCTGGTTGATGAAATTAAGCACAAGAGGCAACGGTATTTTATTAATACTCCGACTCTCAGACAAGAAGGTGAGCAGCTGGCAAAGGACATAACAGCAACTCATATCTTTGCCTTTATGCTGGGGAAGCATTACAGAAGCGGATCAATTAGCGGTACAAAGTCGCTTGATGATGCTTTTAAATTTGCTTTGAGCGGCAGTGGGTTCATCTATGTCATTATGAAAGATGCAAAAAACATTTCTCCTCAAAAACTTGAGGGCTTTGGAAATAAATACGCGTTGGAACTGATGAACGATATTATATCAACTTATTCAGTTGAATTAGATGTTGATAACACAACGATTTATGTATATTCAAGAATCGGCAAGAAATTAAAGAAAAAGCTGCATTCAGGTGTCAATCTGACGTCCTTACAAATCACAACCTCAGAGGATAACACCTATACCCGAATAAAAGGCTATGGCAAGAAGAAAGATGAAAAAGACATTCTTAGTGATCAGTCCATTTCCTACGATTCGAAAACGGGAGAGTGGTCTTATGATTCATCTTTGAAAGCCGATTACACTAAGAAAATAGGGGCTACATTTACTTTTTCGTTTACAGGGACAGGATTCAAATTCAAGACACTTGTCTCCAAACTCGGAGGTAAATGGGAGTTTAAAATAGATGACCAAACCAAAACAATCTCGGCCTATAGTGATTCTGATCCAAAAGAAAAAACATTTGATGTAATTCGCGGTTTAGATAGCAAAACTCATAAAGTAGTAGCGACGTTCAAAGGGAAAGACAGTAACAACCCTAACACCAAGGGAACAAAAGGCGCAGCGCCGGTCATGTACCTGTTACGCGGGGATATATTTACAATCTATCGTTCATTCAAGAATGAAAATGAGGAATACGTTTTCCCTCCGGTCATCTACATTCACCCGGATGAAAAAAAGTATTTGATCGAGGGTAAGCCTTCATGGGCTCCTGATTACACAGACGATTCCATAACAAAAGAAGCGGACATGATCAAGGTTTTGAAAACCAAGGTGAATCCTTACGCTGAAACAACCTATTCAGTTAACTACAATGAGGTTTTTGAGCTTCTTGAAATTGAAGAACCAGTAGAAAAAGGCGATACAATAGAGGTTTTTGCTGAGACTGCTTTAAACGGTGTTACATTTGAGGATTCAATAAGAATTACAGCCGTTTCATACAATCCGAATGATTTAACACAAGCGCCAAGCCTAACGATTAACGGAGGAAAGAAAACACCGGAGGATCGGATTGCAGAGGAAAAGAAACGGGCCAAAGAAACAGAACGTTCAATTAAAGCCATAAGGAACGAATATTCTGCACAGATTTCTCAAATTAAAAGCGAATTTCAGCAAGCTATTATAAACAGTCAAACTAGTAAGTACCCTCAAACTTTTCCTTACACACTTCAATATGTGAGTGGGATATGGTTCATACCGTCTGGCGGTGGGTTTGTTAACACATTAGAAAAAGAGATTGTGCTCAATACAGATAATGAAATCAATATCAAATATGTTTCGTCTGAATCTTCATCTCTATTGAAACAAAACGGAATCGCCGTGTCCGTGGATTATGAGGAGAAAACGGCAGATCGATTTATTGTAACTTTTTATCAAAATGGACAGCAAATAAATCCGACAACCTTACCTGATAATTCTAAAGTGACGGTTTTGATAAACGGATTCATGGAGGATTGAGAAATTTATGGTTCAATTAGATAAAAACCACACACTGGACCCTGCCTCGAATCTAGTGAGTACATTAAATGAAAATGCAAGACTAACAGAATTAGCCATAAATGAGAATAGCAGCAGCTTAAATTCGCATAAAAAAGCTAAGACTGCCCATACTTCGGATCAAATTAAACATAAAGACGAGCTTTCAGTCTTTCAGGAGATTGAGATATCAAAAAAACGGCTAAATAATCTCATTTTAAATGCTGACGGGTCCAATGTTAAAGAGGTCATCGACCTCCGGGTCAATAATAAAGGCGAGGTTTTCAATACAGCAAATGATCGGTTATTTAATACAGAGAAGAACATCGACGGGCTGTATAGGGAGTTAACAAAAAGGAATTTAATGTTTGAGGAGTACCTCAATTATCAAAAAATCATTTTTTCGGTGCCGGCAAGGGATCATACACGCCCATTCCCTCAGGCGCTTTCAATAAATCAAGATGACGATGAGTTATATGTAGCAAGACAAGAAAACGGAGGAACCGTCTGCATAATATCAAGATATCAATTGTCTAGTGCTAAATTTAAAGATTCAAGGCAATTTACAATCGCAAATTCTACGTACAATGAGGGGCTTCCTTGGTTCAAGAATTCAAGTGGCAATCTATGCTTTCTCGTTAGACAAAAATTCGAAAACGAGTTGTCAATTTTCAATTATACATCTGGGGAAATTGTACAAACGATGCAAGTTCTCGGTTCGTACAAAACCGGTAATGATATCGAAAAAAAATACTTTATTTCTGGTAATTCAACGAATGAGAAGATGGATCGAATATATATTTATGATTTCCAAAGTATAGTTGCAGGTAGTCCGATTTTATTGATGGAAGTCATGGTAAACAACAAAGAAATTATGTTTGAAAAAGTTCAAGGGATTACGTTTCATGAGAACAAAATCATTTTAGGACAGGGGAAAGGAGCTCCTGCGATTACAGTCATTAATTTAGACGGAAGCATTGCTAAAGCATATTCCTTTTCGAGAGATTCTTTTGCGGACTTAATACAAGAGAATTATGACTTTGATCGCAATAACTATGACTTTGAAAATGAAGGCATCTGTATGTTTAACCATAACGGCTATGTCATTCCAGCTTTGCTGCAAGTCACAGTTGAACGGAGCGGGAAAGAAACAATATTTGTGACATTGGCCGGTGCACAAGATGGGACGTTAATATCTACACAGCCCGTACAGAGGCCGAATATTACTGAAATAACTTATGACAAAGTTGCCTTGCATATGCCGAATAGAAACTTTGTGACAAACGGCGCCTTTGATGTATGGCAGCGCGGAACAAGTTTTACTAACGACGGTGTATTTACAGCCGATAGGTGGCTCGTTAATGCTGTTGGTACAAATGAGAGTGGAATCAATCGGACCGAGAGAGTGAAAAAGCCGATGAGTGCGCCGTTCTCAAATAAGTACGGGTTGAGAATAACGAAATTGAAAAATGTTTCGAATATATCGCGTACTGATCTAATACAGCGAATTGAAAACCCGACTCAATTTAGAAGCGGCGAAGATTATACTTTGGCTTTATGGGCGAGAACCAATAAGTCATCACATAGAATGAAACTCCATCTTGATATGACACATGACGGAAAACACGATAACCTTGCGGTTCGTTCTTGCCAAGTAACAACCAGGCTCACATTCTTTGTATTGAACATAAAGATGCCTGATATGTCAGCTTATAAATTTAAGGAAGAAGACTACGTTGAAGTTCAAATAGATGTCGACACAACAAACAGTTCTTCCTATGATAGTTTGGCTCCCGGCGAATGGGTAGAATTTTACCTAGTCAAATTAGAAAAAGGAAGGCTTGCTACGCCGTATGTCGCAAGATCGTTGACGGAAGAAATAGCTGAATGCCAAAGATACTATCAGGTATACAGCACAGATACCGTTAAGCAAGTTGATCTCAGACCTACAATGCGTAAAGCTCCTAAGATATCGAAAAGACCTGACGGAAATTACGGGTATGATGCGGAGCTGCCTGAAATTCCAACATATTAAGAAGGGGAGGTAATGCTGTTGGCTATTTATAAAACCGGCTCTTACGCGTTCGATATAAACGCGAAAACAGAAGGGATTTATCATTCGACTTTTATATTTTCAACGCAAGATATTAATACAGCAAAGTTGATATTTTATTTACGCAAGGATGGCATCCCTCTGCCACTGTCAGCCGTAACCGGAAAAGTGGTTCTCATTCCTTCAAGCGGTAAGCAGAGAATACGCGACGTCACGATAGTTGATCCGTTGAAAGGTATCGCGGAGTATGTTTTAGATGAGGATGAAATCAAAATGTACGGCAAATTCAACTGTCAGCTCATTCTGAAATATACGAACGGCCAATCACTCTCTGCTCACAAATTCGGGTTTGAAGTATCGCAAAGTCTTGTGGACCAGAACATCGCACCTCTCGCGGAATATTACGTCGATGATTTCGAATCGTTAAAGGCGTTAATCATAGCGATGTATGACGAAGAAACAGCAATGCTTGACGAGTTAAAAGCGAAGTTCTCGGACCTCGACCGGATTGAGACGAAAGAGGGAGCGCAGGAAAAGGCAGATGCAGCGGAAGCTAACGCAAACGCTTATACGGACGAACACTCAGCCAAGACGAACAATCCGCACAAGGTAACGAAAGCTCAAGTCGGCCTGTCCAACGTCGATAACGTCAAGCAAGCATCGAAAACAGAGTTTGATAGCCACGTCAATGACACGAACAATCCGCACGATGTGACAAAAGCGCAGGTCGGCTTATCGAATGTAGATGACGTACAGCAGGCGAGTAAGAAAGAATTTGATGCGCATGACGACGATACTACCCGGCATATCACAGCTGATGAGCGCATTGCCTGGAACGCTAAAGAAACAACGAAGGGTTCGCAAGAAAAAGCGGATAAGGCTCTTGCTGACGCCAAGACTTACGTATCTAACTTTTCGTGGGTTGTTGCGACTTTGCAGAACGGCTGGGCTCACTACAACGGCGGCGAAGATGTAGTATTCGGAATTGACGCGACGAAAACAGTATATGTACGAGGGGCAGCAAAAGGAGGCGTGATTGGAACGACCGTTTTTACACTTCCAGAAAACATGAGGCCGATTCGCGATATGGGGTGTATACAAATAGCGTCAGGCACCGCACAAGTGGCACGGTTATTGTTTAGGGCAACCGGCGAAGTAGTAGTTGAGAACGTATCCAGCAACACGAACTATATTAAATTTGATTTCGCGTTTAAAGCGCTGTAGAGGAGGCGTTATCAAATGAAACAAATATACAAATACGACAACAAAATGAATTATGTGCCGTCAGAAAATATGATTATCAATGACGGCGAGGATATTCCGGAAGGGTACACAGATATCCCTCCTGTTAATCCCGACGGCGCCGGCATGTATAAACCGGTGTTCGATAAAGGCAAATCGGAATGGCGCGAAACAGCTACACAAGAATACATCGACAGCTTACAGCCTCCGCCTCCCGAACCATCAGAGCTAGACAAGCTTAAAAAGCAAGTATCTGACCTCACATTCAAGCTGTTAACAGGTGGTGTGATTAAATGAGTGATTGGTACGAAACAATAAAAGATTATTATGATGACAAACTCTGGACTCCTGAAATGGTCAGGGATATGATACCGATAAAGATTTTAACGCCAGAAGAATATCAAGAAATAACAGGTTTTATTTATCCAGCCACGGATCCGGTTGTCATAGATTTAGGAAGTTAACCAACACCCAGAGAGGTGTTTTTATTTTGCCTCTAAGGAGGTGATAACAAGAAATGGAGGAAACGACTGTGTTCATTAACTTTGAAACGTTGGATTTAGCGAGAATTTATTTGTTTGGGGGTGTGAAATATCTTGATTTACTGCTGGTCCTCAGTATTCTCGACGTAATAACGGGCGTGATCAAGGCATGGAAATTCAAAAAGCTCCGGAGCCGGAGCGCTTGGTTCGGTTATGTGCGTAAGATGCTCAGTTTTTTGGTGGTCATTGTGGCAAATATAGTAGATACAATCCTCAATCTGAACGGTGTCCTGACATTTGGAACCGTTCTTTTTTATATCGCCAATGAAGGGCTTTCCATTACGGAGAACCTGGCACAGATCGGCGTTAAGATTCCAGCGGCCATTACTGATCGGCTTCACGTAATCGAAAATGACAACGAACAAACAAATGATAAAGACGAACAGGCTGCTGGATAAAACCGGCGGCCTTTTCTATATCAAAAATAAAGGAGAGAACACTTATGACAATCACAGTAAAAAAGAACCTTGTATCATCAGCTAAATATGCTTTGAAATGCCCGAACGCAATGACGGCGCAGTACATCACCATCCACAATACAGCCAATGACGCATCAGCTGCCAATGAGATCAGCTACATGATCGGAAATACTAGCTCGACAAGCTTTCACTTTGCAGTCGATGACAAAGAGGTAAGGCAGGGCATTCCAACAGATCGCAATGCATGGCACACAGGAGACGGCAAAAACGGCACCGGGAACCGTAAGTCTATTGGCGTGGAAATTTGCTACAGCAAGTCAGGAGGCGCCAAATATAAGGCGGCGGAAAAGCTGGCAATAAAATTTGTGGCGCAGCTGCTTAAAGAGCGCGGCTGGGGCATTGATCGTGTCCGTAAGCACCAAGACTGGAATGGCAAGTATTGCCCGCACCGTATTTTGTCGGAGGGCAGATGGGATGAGGTTAAGGCTGCCATTGAAAAAGAATTGAAGGCTCTGGGCGGGAAAACAACATCTAAACCGTCATCATCTGCGCCTAAAGCTTCTGGGGGCACTTACACAGTCAAAAAAGGCGATACTCTTTCTGAAATTGCTAAAGAGCATGGGGTGAGTGTGGCATCCCTGCAAAGCTTGAATGGTATTAAGAACCCGAACTTGATCAAGGTTGGCCAAGTATTAAAGCTAACTGGATCAAGCTCTTCTAGCACTAAACCAAGCAGCAAAAAAACGTCATATGCGCTGCCTTCTGGCATCTTTAAAGTAACAAACCCTATGAGAAAAGGGGATGACGTAAGGCGGATTCAAAAAGCGCTGGCAGCTCTTTATTTCTATCCGGATAAAGGGGCGAAGAATAACGGCATTGATGGCGTATATGGTCCGAAAACAGCAAATGCAGTCAAACGGTTCCAGTCAGTAAGTGGCCTGACTGCTGATGGAATTTATGGGCCTAAGACTAAAGCGAAAATTGAAGAGAAATTAAAATAA